CACCGTAATACACCCCTACATCAAGTTCACAGTTTCGGTAGTCAGCTTCTGTCTGGGTTACTAGGCTCTTGTTTGGAACAATAACTAGGGTTCTACCAAAAACTTCGCATATCTTACTGAGGGTAGCAGTAGTAATAGTTTTACCAGCACCTGTACCAACTTCCTGCAAACTCTGTGGATTTTCCAGGAACCTGTTAATTACATCTACTTGGTCATCACGCAATCTAATAGGCTGACCTTCAAATCGATGCCCCTTGGGCCAGCATCTATCTCCCCAGAAATCTTCAGCTACTGTCTGAAATGATATCTCAACAGTGTGCCGTCTGTCTTCTATTTCGTCAACAGTAATGCCACTTTCTTCTATTATTGGAAGTATTACATCAAGGTGGTTAAGGTAACCAGAACCACCTATACCAAAGAAGGCCTGTGTTCCGTCCCACCTTCCCAATTTGTACTGCGGTGTATGTCTAGCGTAGGGCAATTCAAATTTCAACGCATTTGAAATCTTTCTACGAACGTCTACTGGCAAGCCTTCGAATTTTATGTTTACTTCATCAAGTATTACTAATTTACAGGATAACATCAATCTTTTCTCGGTTATACACTTTACCCATATTTGAAATATATGAGTCCCTATATACTATCAAATCACAAGCGTTCTTTACGTAGTCTTTAATCTGTGGATTACTAGTGTCAGATGTCATGCTAACACTAGTAATAGGTTTCCAAACTCCCGTAATGAGTAAGTTTGGAAGTCTAGATTTAGAAATGTAAACTACTTTTGTAGTTTCGTCTACCCAATTGTTTAGTGAATTTTCTTTTATATAGTCATTAACTGTATACGTGTTTGGAATATTGTCAACTCTAAACAGAACACTTTGTTCCGAGTTTGAAAAGTATTTTGAAAACTCTTCATGGAACCTGCGTGTTTCAGTAAGCTTCTCAGCATCCTTGTTCAAGTCATTTATTAAAACAAGTATTGGAGCTCGGCGAAGGTCAACCAAACTTTCAATAAGTGTTGAAAGATCTATGTTAGGTGACACTAATACTTCAGGGGATTTTCGAGTTGCTATTTTTTCAGCGACAGAATGTCCTGGTATTTGGTAGTCGTAATAGCTTATACCATACCTGATGCTTCTGTCCCTGTAAAGTAAACGAGTCTTGTAATTTATTTTACCCAAGTCAGACTCTATCAAGTCAATAGCAGTTTGCGGCATATTCATCAAGGTGTCTTTAAACACTCCAGGAATATACTTCTCAGGATGATTTTTTATATCTTTTATTTCTTCATAGAGTGTGAACAATTCAGGTTCTATAAAGAAATTCTTTTTAGAAAACGCATCTACGACCTTTTCTATATTAGGCTCAGTAAGCCGTATATAATGATCATGAGTGCCTTTTTCATGGTAATAGTCAGTGTGCTTACTATCAAAATTGTTTACTATTTCATTTAAAAATAGCATCAATTTTTTGTTAAACGGAAAACGTATTTTTATAGCCGTGTCAATCTTAGGCTTGAATGATTCAATCGTTATTGACTTTGATCTGTCGACAGATCGCAATGGCAACCTTGTTTGAGATACGACAAAATTGATATCCGTCACATTGTGTTTTAAAAACACTTCTTTAAATTTTAAAACTTTTTCAGTAGCAAGTGCTGCTTGACGATCAGTAAGCGCAATTCCTCTACGAACCTGTCTTGCAAGACTTAACAAAATCTGATCATCCACTGATATACCCAATGGGGAGCCTTCTTGGACAGTTCCGGTAATTGCTTCTATACAATCTTCTAATGTATAAATATTCTTCTGCATACTACAAATATAGCATACATTATATATTTGTCAATGTTTTTAAAGGCATACCCTGTTCAATCTCGGCTAGTGTGAATTCTGTACTAATGTAGTCAGTCAGCCATTCTTCACGGTCAGGAGTGTTTGGTGTTTCTATAAGAGATAGATCAGTATTTCCAACAGGATATGCAATTCCGTTGATACTCGTAAACACTGGTACCCCGTCTATAACTGATTGTGGGGCAGGCGTACTGTTCCAACAAACAGTCGCATGTATATTTTCAAAAGATAAATTGTAACTATCGTAGGTATTTTTTATTAGTATAGGTTTTTGAAAAGACACGTTTTTGTAAGTTCCATTAAATTTTAACGGGAATCTTGGATGCTGTCTTACTATCAGTGGTCTGTCGGAGACTTCTCGTATTTTAGAAATAACGTCAGATACCCAATGTTCAACGGGTGGCATATTTACCCACAGTTCACTCTTTCCATTTTGACAACATATTAGTATGTTGTCTCCGGATCTCCAAGGATTAAGTTTTATGTTAAAATGGTGTGTTCTTTTAATAAAAGATGGATAACGTAATAATGATTCTCTTCCCAACCCATTGAGCCCAACTCTCCAAGTAATATTGCGGTGTATTCCACCAACTTCTACAATAAAAACAGGTTTCCCCAACTTACGGTAGTGTTCATATACTGTACGATTTCCCGACATTCTTCCATGCCAAAGCATACTCCATATTACAGCAGCATCAGCTTCCAAAGAATTTTTATAAGTTTTTATTCCATGAAGTTTTAAGCCAGTCTCAAATGCTGTTAACACTGGCTTACTGTTTAACGCACCGTAATCATAAAAAATACTAACCGTTTTCATCAATGTTTTTTTCTAGTGTTTCATAATCTATAGTGTCTTTTAGCCCAGCTTTGTGATGCGAAATGTATGGAGCAAGCAGGCTCCTAGGTATGGGAGTTTTGTGTTTATGTTCAGGATTTAAGTCAAGCATTTTGGTTCCAGACTTTTGTAATTGTCTTACAGTTTCCCCATATACTTCACCATCGTAGAACCTTCTTATATTTGCAAACATGTCATTTACATATATTTTTGTATAGGTTTCTTTAAATTCATTAAACTTTTTATGCTTTTTGTTAATAATAAAAAACCCAGTTTCACAACTAAATGCTTTACGGTTTGGGTTTATATCTGATGGCCATTCATGCATTACACCGTAATGGGTGCTTAACACTGCATCAGGCGACACTAGTTCCAGTAGTTGTACAGGTATTTGTCTTTCTATTATTATGTCAGCGTCAAACCAAATCAATCTGTCACAATCTATGTTATTCATAGCATGTATAATACTAAATGCTTTTTTTGCAAAATTTTGAATTTTACTGTTAGACTCCCATCTGGATTGAAATTTTTCGTATTCTTCTCCCAAATCCCATCCAGCTAAAAAAACATTTTTTAGCTTTATGTTAAACAGATCTTCATTATAAACGTATAGGGGTATTGATTCAACAAACCTAGAGCTAAAACTTTTTGTCATGGCTCTTCCTGAATGATTGTAGTATTCCAGGTTCATGCTAGTTATTGCAGCAAACTTCATTTATTTTTCCAATACGTTTCTGTTCTCTCAAGTATTAGGTCAGATGTTTTGCTAAACCCCACATCTTTTCTTCCACCCTTCAAGTGATCCAAGTATGCACCCCAAGCACTGTTTATAAGTGGATGTCCCTCACCTTTAATTAGTCCTGCGCTCCAATTTAATTTTTTTAAATTAATTCTTTTTAAAACTTCGTCAAAGACAAAACTGTCATGCCACTCCTCCATCTTAAAAATTCCATTCTCCGCGTCATCGTACACACGTTTAAATTCTTTTAAAAACAATGTAGTCGCTTCTGTTTTTAAATTCATACTATATAATCCACATTCAGACCATTTATTTTCTCTTCCAAGGTAGCAAATGTCGATGTGTGTTGGTATTAAATTGTCCAAGTCATCTACGGTAATTTTACTATGGCATACGGAGTCAGCGTCCATCCACAATAGTATATCTACATCTGATGTATTTGCACAATGAAATACACTGTAAACTTTATTGCTAAATCGCACAGCATCCCATTTAAATGTCTTATGATGATCTCTAGGCCTGCGTTCTGGCCAAGGACATTTTCCGTTTGCTTTTGGGTCATGCTTCCATTTATTTTTAAAAAGTTGTAAGTCAGTTAACACAGAATCAGCATCCAACACAATTACATTTTTTGCCCCGTGTGTTTCTGGTGTACATTTTTCTGCGTATACATACAATACTACCTCAGATGGCCAGTTTAATATGTACGTATCTATCATACGTTGTCCGTATTTTTTAAGTCCGGATTCATTAAATGTAGTAACTACTGCTATAGATCTCATATGTATTCCTTTATAACAGACCAAGCCTTCCCAGTAACTAAGTCAGTAAAGTTGTAATGCGACATTGATATTCCCTCTATCCATTTTATCCTATCTGGCATTATTGGATTTTTGATAGTTGATAAGTCAAAGTTTGCTATAGGAAATGCTTGGCTTCTTTCAGGCACAGGGTCAGTGACAAATACTGGTACTCCCTGGATTGCGCTCACTACCCCGGGACTGCTGTTAAACGTAACGGTTGCCCAAGCATCTTTTAAATCATCAATAATTGATACATTTTTACTTATATGAACGTTTGGTCTATCTAACTTTAAGTATGTCTTTGCAGATTTGTCACCAGGGTGTGCTCTTACTACTATTGGCATGTCCGTGTAAGAACGTAATATATCAATAGTATTATTACACCATTGCATTACATCTAACCCATTCATGCTCCACCCACCGTTACGTTGTAAGCATATTAAGATATGAGTACCAGAAGTACGTGTCGGGACTAGATCTATATTTAGATTAGTTTTTATTTTTCGCCATCTAGATGGATCGACATTGTCAGTAAAATAATTTCCAGTTGTTGGAAAAATGCCATCTAAACTAAATCTCAAATAATTCTTTTTATTACCAGGGTCGGCGTATAAAAACAGGTTGCTGTCAACAGTAAGTACATGATTACCAGTTGCTCGTTGTCCATCAATAACAGTTTTTCTAAACATAAGATGTGGTACTTTACTACTGTGTTCATGCACCCACCCTTGGATAACGGCTAACTTACTGGCTTCCCATATAGGCTTAAATACCTCTTCACTTGTATCGGTCGTGACCCCCCTGTGAAAGTTTGTAAGAACTAAACGCTTTTCAATATTTTTGTTGTTTGCAGGAATACCTGCATAGTATACTCTAACTGTACTCATATAGTAATTTATGCGCCGAGCCGTCTTTTAACTCATCTATATGATATTGTCCATAAGCGAGACCAAATGCCCACCTGTGTACTAGATCAATGTCTGGCATGTATGGCGTTTCTATGTTAGTTATGTTTTTTTCCGACACGGGATCAGCGGCTGTTGGTGCAAGGGTTATTGCAGGTATGCCCTCTAATATACACTCAACGGCTGCAATACTGTTGTATGTTACAACAGCATGTGCATTTTCTAAATCAGAATATATACTGTTTTGAAGTCTATCTCGCCTTGAGCCCTTGCGTCTTATAATAATAGGCCTATCAGTATTTTGTTCAATTAAGCTGACAGTATTGGATATCCACGTTTCCAAATCTATACCATAAAACTTGCAAGGTTTTTCACTTGGGGCTACTAGCACAACGAATCTTCCAGTCTTTCTTGGATTTATATTAATACCAAGTTTGTCCCATCTATCAGACGGCCGTTCCAGCAATTCAGTATGTTGTAAGTTATTTTTTACTATTCTATGATATAACTTATACCCTAGTGGATTTTGTGGATTTGGGTAATTTCCAAAGTACCCACTGTCCATATAATAAAACGTTCTATGGTTTTTCCAACAATCTTTTATTAAATTACTCTTTGTTATCCCACGGATAAGTATGTCGCCAGAATGTGGTATGGATTCGTAGTCATATAGCGGCAGATTTGAACCTGCCGCCAACATATTAACGTATGGATCTGATAAGTTTTTACTTATACATTGTATCATTCATCATGTCTTCTAGTTCACTTTTCCACTCAGTATGATAATCACAAAACCTATAATTTTCAAACCAGGGGCCGCCCTCAGTGTAATGAATTGCTTTGGGTTCACCATCTTTTGGTTGGGTATACCAGCCAACTAACCAGTTCCATTCATGACTTATTTGACCTATTTCTTCGTCTTTAAGCCAGCTAAACCTATGTAGGTATGCACCCGTTGTTTCTGGATCATTAATCAAATTAGATGTCAATACACGGTTACTTGGGTGACCACAATTGATTAACATAACACTACTCCAATTTTTTCTTGGATATACTGTTTGTTTTTGGCCATCCATTTTTATTCCCTCCGTCGGAGTATAATCGTGCTTTGCACACATTACTGCGTACTTGTCATCAACTAAATCAAAGAGTGCATCGGGAGTTTCCTGAAATATTATGTCACAGTCCATGAATAAAGCCCAACCATTAAAGTTAGTAAGTTCTGGAATCAAGAACCTAGTAAAAGTAAATTCAGTTGCTGCAAGTTTATCTACTTCTCGCCAATACAAGCCCGATTTTCGTAACTCATTTTGTTTTAATGGTATAACTTCAACATTTCCAGATCTACGCTGGGCGCTGTATTTCGCTACTTGGTATGCAATGTCTTCCCTTGAATCGTGACCTATGAATATTTTATTTTTCATGGGCGTCTTTCAATGTCGTCCTCTATACACTTGTCACCGTATTGCACTTCTAAGATATGGCATAATGAATCAGATGTATTACTTGCTTGGTGCCAAGTTTCTTTGTTTATAACGTACCCGTGTGTTAACTCGTTAAGCACTGTATTCTGAACAACACCATTAACTTCGGTTTTTAAATTACAAGTTCCTTTTAAAACATACCAGTGTTCAGAACGATGGAAGTGTCTTTGGTCACTTAAACTCTTACCAGGTTCAATTACGAGCTCTTTTACCTTATATCCTGGTTTATCGTCTAGAACTCTATACCAACCCCAAAGTCTAGTAGTTTTTGGATTTTTCCACTCTTCAAGAATCCAACTACTGCTATTTTTCTTGTCATCCCCGCCAACCCCGAATTCAAAAGTTACCCAAGGAGTATTCTTGTATATAAATTCAGGTATGTTGTCGGGAGTACGGTCACCACCATTTGCAAAGATTATCTTGCTATTAGGGTAATTCTGCAAACATTTATATATTGCAAAGTTTGCACTACCATCACTGTCGTCAAATTCTATTACTTCGTCAACAACTGACAGCTCTCGAATTATGTTTGCCCGTTCAGTCCAGGGCATAAAAGGACGGCCTTTTTTTCTAGTTAGCCAAGCATCACTGTTTACTCCTACTACTAACTTTGAACCCAGTTTTTTAGCCTCTTTAAAGTAAGCAATGTGTCCTGAGTGTATAGGGTCGAATCCACCAGTAACTAATACTATTGATGTCATTTAGTTCTCCTTGTAGTTAAATTATAGCAGGGATTTGTCATAAATCAAGTATAATTTATAATAAATATATAAAATGTAAAAAAGGTAAATTAATTTTGAAACATCCAAGACTTACCAGAATTTTCTTAGACGCATACTGGGGCCGCCGCCGACCCGGGTATTATATTGAAATTGGTGCTTTCGACGGTAAAAAGAAAAATAGTACTATAATTTTAGAACAATCAGGTTGGGATGGAGTATGCGTTGAGCCAACCCCAGCGTCATATGCCCAACTAGTGTCTAATAGAAAATGCAGATGTGAAAATGTAGCTATATGGAAAGAACGTGGATTTACTGAATTTGCAGTTTATGACAACAGCCCTGCTTGGAATGGTATAACTGAAACATTAGACGAATATCATCTAAATAAAATTCACGAAGCCACAAAGATAATCGTTCCAACGAGAACGTGGAACGATTTAAATTTACCAAAGAAAATAGACTATTTACAAATAGATGTCGAAGGTGCAGAGCTTGCGATACTAGATTGCATAGATTGGAACACTCAAAGAATTTCATATATATGTATTGAAGACAACGCCTCTAAAACCGGTGACAAAACATACTATAACTATATGGAATCTTTAGGATACCAATGTTTAGTTCAACAACACGTTGATTTTTTATGGTTTAAAGAGTAGCATCTTCCATACCAGCAACACGTAATTTAACAATATTTGTTATTTGCCATTGTTTTTGATCAAGTGCTTTTAGTATGCCCAACCATTTATTCCTAAGTAAAGCAAACTCGTTGATTATTTTTTCATAATCAACTACATCAGCCTCACCGTCTACATATTTTTCAACATCTCTGCTAGAAAGAGCCCTGTTGTAATTTTCTAGATATTTTCTAAAAAATGAACTGCGTAGTCTACGCAGTTCAATATTTAAGTATTCTAGTATAGCTTCTATTTCTTGTAGTTGGTTAAACCTGTGTTCAACTATTCCAGGTAATTCAGAAGCAGCTCTTTCGACATTGCCTTTGAGTTTTACTTCTATTTTTGCACTATTTAATTCTGTTTCAAAAAATAATATAGCCTCTGGAATCTTTGATATGTCTCGTGAAATTTCACTATACCATCCCATATTAATCCCAATCTTTGTCGTCTGATTCGTCGTCAATGTCCAGATAATAGCAAATTGCATTATCTAGATCACTGTCAACTCCCATTGATTCTTTTAATACTACGTCATCAATTCCGTAGTCAGCTAAAAGGTCGACATACTTCTCAGCAACTATGTCTAAACTTTTTTTGTCAACATACTCTCTAAAAAGAGTCCATATGTCAGCTATCTGTGTTTCCTTCATTCTCAGGCTCCTGGTTATCAACTGCTTCTTCGTCAGTTTCAGCACTATTTATAATCATTTGTGAATTATTTGCAACATCACTCATAATTACATTTAGCTTTTCCCCAGTCCATGCCTTTCGATATTCGAGCATAATATCACCGTTGGGGCGTATGTATTGCAGTCTGTTACCAGTCTTTACCAACAGTCCCTGTTTTTCAAACAAGTCAATTAAACCGCTATACGGATCCATGCCTGTTTCATAAGGAATTTTAATCTCGACATCTTCAAAAGGTTTAGCATAACGGGTCTTCATGACTTTGCACTTTGCCCGAATACCATTCACTTCACTTGTTTTGTTGCCGTCTTCGTCTTCTTTAAGTTTAAGTTTCTTCATTCCAACAACAATGCTACTTGCGTATACGAAACCTGAACCACCAGAAATCTTGTCATCTGGGTCGAACATGTCTTGACTTGCGTAAGTGTGGTTAGTCGCCACTAACCCAACATTATAACTACCAAACATGTTAACACAGTTTGTGACTAATGCTTTCAAAGCTTTAGCTTTTCTACCCATATCGCCCTTCATGTCGCCAGCATCAAACTGGTTTACTTCAGTTGGCGTCATAAGCATACCCAAGCTGTCAATAATAAACAAAACTTTTGGACGATCTTTTTCTTCAATGTCCTTAAAGTCTTTCATAAATGTGCTGATAGTCTTTGCAACATCATCAATCATTGCCATGTTAAGTTTTAGCAATTTTGCGTCATCAGTGCTTACGTCCAGAGCATGTAACCAGCTTTCATCAAGTGCGTTCTCACTGTCAACTAAGACAACGAAAATTCCCTGTTCTTGTGCAGACTTTGCAATGTTACCGGAACATATATATGATTTCCCTGAACCAGATTCTCCAGCAAATACACTAACTTTTCCAAGTGGGATTCCTTTGAAAAAATCACCACTAATCAAGTAATTTAACGCATAGTTGCCAGTGCTGACCCAATCAGTGGGGTCATGGAAGCCCGCACTCATTCCAGGTATACTTTTTGTTATACTATTTCTAAATTTAGTTGGGTCAAACGTTTTGCTTGCCATTAATTATTCCCTCATTGAATTAAAATGGTGGGGCTAATACCCCACCATATTTTTATCACTTATTCGAACGTGCTCTGATCATTGCAAGGATGTCTTGCGCACCACCGCTTGATGCAGCAGCAGGCTTAGTCGCTTCCTGTTTTGTCTGAGCCGGAGCAGGCTCAGCCTTAAAAGGAATGTCGTCGTCATCCGTTGTGTTATCAATTGTAACTCTGCTGTTGGTAGTAGATGCTGCCGGAGCAGATGCTTTTGCAACAGGATCACCAGTTTGTGCTGACAACCCAGCAGGCTTAAAGTATTGACTCCAACGATCGGGATCATATGCTTCACCGTCAACACTGGCTTCAAACATTTCTTTGATAACCTTAAGTTCAGTTTCACCAGGCTTCTTGGGGATAAAATCACTCAAGTTAAACAGACCAAAACGGTTAACTGCTGCCATTTCTTCATCTGACAGTGGACGCTCTCTACGAGCCCAGTTACTGGTTCCGTAGTCAGCATACCCACCTTTACTAGTCTTGATCATACGGAAATCCAACCCGCTAGTGTAGTCAGTTGGGGATTCTTCAAGATCAGGATCAAGCAATGCAGACTTAATAAGTTGATAGATTTGAGGGCCAATTATAAAACGTCTAATTGGATTTTCAGGAACATTTTCTTCTTTAAGGTCAGTTGAAACAACCAATCCTTGTGCAATGTAGCTCTTCTTCTTCCAATATTTACGTCCTAGATCTTCAAGGGTAGGATCCTTGAACCAGTTACGAACTTCTGAAAGAATTGGACAAACTTCGCCTTTTCCATACATCTCCATGCAAGGTACCTGAACTTGCACAGGACGGCTATCAGCTTCGCCCTTAACTCCAGCAAATGGAAGTTTAATCATAGCACGTTCGATCCAGAAGAAAGTATTCTGGTCGTTACCATCTGGTAAGAAACGAATTGTGCTTGATTGTCCTTCTTTCATGTTCCAGAACGGGAAAATGCCGTTATCACCACCACCGGTGTTTGACCCTGGACCACGTGTCTCTTGCTCTTTGAGCTTCGCGCGAATTTCTGCTAATGATGCCATAGTAATTTGCCTCCTTGTATGCCTATGTTACTCTTTACTAAGTGCCTAAGTTGTGTAGCACATTTTTTATACTACACGTTTTATTTATCTTTGTCAATATTTTTTAATTAGTTTTATGATATCACGTATCATAAGTTTGGCGGATTATATACCCGCCAAACTTCTTATTCTTTGCAATTCTGAGTTTTCTGATGGCTGTACATGCTTCTCAAAAATTCCATGAACTTGATTTATAAATTCGGTTGCCATTGGAACATATTCATCACCGTATTCTTTTTCAACCATTGTAAGAACTGCTGTTTCGCCTTTGGGGAATTGGCCTACATTCCTATCATAGAATGAGAGTATAAAATCGCCTAATGGTGTTTGTGGTTTTTCTTGTGGTTCTGGAGTACCGTCACATGGGCACTCGTCGGTTTCTTCTTCGCCTTCTTCTTCACCTTCTTCGTATTGAACATCATTTAGATATTGGTGTCTTAACATTTTTAAAATTGAATAGGCATCACTATCAATGTAGCCATCTAGTTTTCTTAAATGTTCTGCTGCTTCCTGATCGCCTTGTTGTGCTGCTACAGCTAATGCTTGTCCTAATGGTGTGTTTTTGGCGCTTGTTGCATCAAGTGCCATTTTACCGCCCAATCCGGTTAGGCCTACTAGTGCTAAAATCTTTAGTTTGTCTTTTATGCCTTCGTCAACTGGAGCGTCTGCAAATTGCCCCATAATTCCATTCAATGCTGCCTCAAACTCCAATTCTTCTCTTGGAACACAATTTGGAACTTCACGATTGCCTTTTTTCTTCATACCTATTTGCTTATAATCTTTCCAGCATGGATCACTGTCTTCTGCAACTTCATTTGTGAGGTCATCTGGTCCTAGTACATCTGCCTTTGTTTTTTCACTTACGATACGATATATGTAAGGGAATACATCTTTTAATTCTTCGTTAAATTGCTTTATAGTAAGTTGATCTATCCAATTTTCTGCCACGTCTTCTGGTACTTCTATCAAGTCATTCTTTTCAAAACTGCCAAATGCCTCACGATAAAAGTTTTCTCTTTGTAACTTTGAAATCCTGGATCTTATTTCATCAGCACGTTCGTTTACAGCACCTACGTAGTCTGCGAGGCTTTCGGCCATTACCCCACCACGACCCATATAACGCTTAAACTTACCCAACTTTGATAATTCTTCACTTAGCCCAACAATGTGTGATCCGAAATCATCATATTGATTTCCACCTTCACTAACATGTCTGGCCATTGCTTTTGCACCACCTAGGTGTTTAAATGGATATTTGAATCTTTCACCTGATGAACTCTCAATGTAAATGCTGTCAATATGCTGGGTTCTCCCAGACACCGATTCAGTATTAACTGGTTGTGAGTGTTTTATAACTAATCTAGCTTCACCTATATTCAGATAGCTTCT